ATTAGTTGCATTTAGTACAGCAATGGCAGCAGCAGGCGGAGGAGGTGCTGCTGAAGGACTTGGTAGTTTAGTAGGCGGCATCGCAGGCGGCATTGGTAAACTGTTTGGTGGCAAGGACACTGGTGATATTTTTGCAGATATGGTTAAATTTGCAAGCTATGACATAGATGGAGCCAAAGTAAAAAACAATGCAGAAGCTATGGCAGCGTTCAGTGCAGCAATGGCAGGTGCCGGCGGAGCAGCAGCAGCAAGTGGCGCAGGCAATGCAGTAGGTGCAATTGGCAATGCTATTGCAGGATTCTTTGGCGCAGACACTCCACTAGACCAAGTTAAAGAGTTTGGAGAAATGCAACTTAATGTTGCTCAAATAGAAGCAAATGCAAATGCTATCAAAACAATGGCAGGCGGGCTAGCCGGATTTACAGAAGTAGATCTTGACAATGCTCCGATTATAAGTTATACTGAAGCTATTGAAAAATTAACTGAAGCCTTAGAAAAGATGAACGAAGAATTAAAACAAGATAATGACACACTAATGACAAGTAGAGCTGATGCAGGCGAGCTATTAAGTGGTATTAGTGCTTCCAGTAGTGGTACTGCACAAGGCACAAATCAGTTAAATAGTACTATGCAAGCTATGTTGGCTACATTAGATGAATTAAAAGACATTAATACTAAAGTTGAAAAAAATACATCTGCAATTACAAGTGGCAACTTAGCAGGCGGCTATGTAAGTAGAACATAAATGGAAAAAAGATGAGCTGGAAAAAATACTTTACACCTGTGCCAACAGGAGATAACTTAAACGGATCATATAGTCCACTTGGTAGTAATCGAGGTGGTCTCGCTGGTCCTGCAAAAAGTAACTATTCATCTTTTCTTCCTGATGTTTATACAGGAACTCCAAATCGTATTGAACGTTATGGGCAGTACAATACTATGGATATGGATTCAGAAGTAAATGCTGCACTAGATATTCTTGCAGAATTCTGTACACAAAAGAATACAAGAAACGGAACTCCGTTTATAATCGATTTTAAACAACAAGCTACAAATTCCGAAGTGCAGATTATTCAACAGTATTTGCAGCAATGGTGTAAATTACAAAAGTTTGATACAAGAATTTTTCGTGTATTAAGAAATACATTTAAGTATGGAGATCAATTTTTTGTAAGAGATCCTGAAACAAAAAAATGGTTTCATGTTGATCCGGCAAATATAACTAAAATTATTGTTAACGAAAGTGAAGGCAAAGCGCCTGAACAATACGTTGTAAAAAATATTAACTTTAACTTTAAAGAGATGGTAGCAACTACTCCTTATACTACAAGCGGCGGTCCTGGAGGAAGAGGCTACGGACAAGACTACGCTCCACAAGGCAATGCAAGAGGAATGGTAGGTCAACCTCAGGCAAGTTCTAGTGGCGGTAGATTTACTAACGATGACAATGAAGTTACTATTGATGCACAGCATATGATACATTTAAGTCTTTCAGAAGGATTAGATAACAACTATCCATTTGGTAATTCATTATTAGAAACTATTTTTAAAGTATACAAGCAAAAAGAATTGCTTGAAGATGCGATTATTATATATCGTGTACAACGTGCGCCAGAGCGCAGAGTATTCTACGTTGATGTGGGTAACATGCCAAGTCACTTGGCGATGCAATTTGTTGAACGTGTTAAGACGGAAATACATCAAAGACGTATCCCATCGTCAACAGGCGGAGGCACAAATGTCATAGACAGTTCTTACAATCCCCTGTCAATCAACGAAGATTACTTCTTTCCACAAACTGCTGAAGGCAGAGGATCTAAAGTTGAAACACTGCCTGGCGGCACTAACCTAGGAGAGATTGATGATTTACGTTACTTTACTAATAAGCTCGTACGCGGTTTACGAATTCCTAGCAGTTACTTACCTACCGGCGCTGATGATTCAGCTTCACAGTATAATGACGGACGAGTCGGCACTGCATACATTCAAGAGCTAAGATTTAACACTTACTGCGAACGTTTACAAGGATTAGTGTCAGAAGAATTTAGTCAAGAATTTAAAAGATACTTGCTAGAAAAGGGAATTAACATTGATACAGCAATGTTTGATCTTAAATTCCAACCACCACAAAACTTTGCAAGCTATAGACAAAGTGAAATTGATAATGCTCGTGTACCAACATACACACAAATGGCTGCAATACCTTACATGTCAAATAGATTTGCACTTAAAAGATTCTTAGGTCTTACAGAAGAAGAGCTTGCAGAAAATGAACGTATGTGGCGTGAAGAAAACGACGAGAACTTAGATCCAATTCCAGGTGATGCAGCAGCAGAACTTAGAGCAGGCGGAGTTTCGAGTGCTGCACTTGGGGATGATCTTGGCGGAATTGAAGATGAAGTAGATGACGCAGAAGCTCCAGTAGACGCAGGCGCAGGCGCAGGACCAGAAAGTGCAACGGATCAACCTGTGGGCGGTGCATCTGCGGCGCCGGCAACTGACCAAACGGTATAAATACTAACATGATACTAAGAGAATTATTTTACTTCGATAAAGAAACAATTGATCCTGTAGATGATAAACGCTACGAGGCCGATTCGGATGATTCTATCGTAAAGAAAAGTGATACCCGAAAAACAAAACTAACACTTCGTCAGATCAATCGCATTAGAAAAGCAAGCGAACTACATAATGAAGAAAGCAAGAGAGATCTTGAGTTCATTAAACAAATGTATGGCATCGCTGCAAATGCAGAGGCTGGCGGAGTATGATAGTTGGCTAAGTTAGACAAATCAAAATATACTAAAGAAGAATGGCGTAAAGTTCGAGACGAACGTAGAGCAAGAAAGCAAAACGATCGCAGGATCAAAGTACTTGCTCAAGCTGCACAACAACCTTCTCAAAAATCTAAAAAACCTAATCTAGAAATTCCTAGCGGATTTTCTCCTCGTCCTAAACAAGAAGTTGCTTTTGTTCTAGGTAATGGAACAAGTAGAAGCGAAATTAATTTAGAAAGTTTAAAGAATTACGGAACAATCTATGGATGTAATGCATTATATAGAGAATTTGAACCTGATTACTTAGTTGCTGTTGATACAAAAATGGTACTTGAAATAAACAAAGCAGGTTATCAAAAAAATCACGAAGTATGGACAAATCCTAACAAAGCATATAATAAATTTAGTGGATTTAGTTACTTTAGTCCGAGTAAAGGATGGAGTTCAGGACCTACAGCATTACACTTAGCAAGTGAGCATAAAAATAACACCATTTACATTCTTGGATTTGATTATGTAGGATTACAAGATAATACTAGAGTTAACAATCTTTATGCAGGAACACAAAATTATAAAAAGCAACACGACGGAGCAACCTATCACGGTAACTGGCTTAAACAAACCTGTATTACTTGTCAAAAATTTAATAAAAAGAGATATATAAGAGTAATAGGAGATATAAACTTTGTTCCTAAAGAATTTGGTAATATACCAAATTTAGACCATATAACTATTGAAGAATTTAAAAAAATCTTCAATATTTCTTGACTTTTATGAAAAACGGCTCGTTTTGAGCCTATTCTATCTATATATACGCACTTTTTAGTAAATACAGTATGACAGTCCACGCCCGTACGGCGTACAAACATTTATAGGAGTTTAAAATGGCAGATCGCAATAAATTTGAAGAAATGCTTGAGCGTCTTATCAACGAAGATAAGGATGGCGCTGAAGAGCTATTCCACGAGATAGTGGTAGAAAAATCAAGAGACATTTATGAGTCACTACTAGAAGACGAAGCAGAAGTTGATGAGTCAGACGACGAAGAAACAACAGAAGCAGCTGACGAAGAAGTAGATGAGTCAGACGAAGACCTAGACGAAGCAGCAGACGAAGACGACGACGAAGACGACGACGAAGTTGACGAAGGCTTTGATCTAGATGAATTTGAAGTTGAAGCAGATCCAATGGACATGGATATGGACATGGACGCAGGCGACGAAGGTGAAGAAGGCGACGAAGACGAAGGTGAAGAAGGCGATGTTGAAGATCGTGTAGAAGACCTAGAAGATGCGCTAGACGACCTAAAAGCAGAATTTGAAAAAATGATGGCTGGCGATGAAGGCGACGACGAAGGCGATGATGACATGGGTGGCGATGCTGCTGATGATCTAGAAACAGACGTAGCACCAGAAGAAGAAGGCTATGCATTTGAAACAACTGACGAAGAAGTTGAAGAGTCAGATGACGAAGTTGAAGAAGCATCAAGTGAGCCATTAAGCGCAAGAGATCAAATGCGTGAATATGTAGAAAAAGTATCAGCAACAATGGGTGACAATGGCGCAAACGCTAAATCAGTCGTTGCAGGTGCTAACGATATGGGCGGAACTGCTGCAAATATTGCAAAAGGTGGTGAAGTCGATAATGGTGGAACAGGCGCAAGTGCTCCTAAAGAGGACGATGCA